CTATGTCTCTGTTGATGATATTGTTCTTGATCCTGATGCCGAATACTGGGAAGACATCCAATGGATTGCCCGGAAGGTGGTGCATCCGGTGTGGCAGATAGAGCGCGTGTATGGTCTGGAGGGCAAGTTACACGGATCCCTCGAATCAAAAGCTGCCCAGGGAGAGGTTTATGCCCAGGGGCGAACGAAATCAAGCGGCGAGAAGAGAAAGGGCAAGTCGTTTGATTTACTTGAGTACTGGCAGGTTTATTCAAAAGCGGGGTTCGGGGATCGCCTTAAGGCCACCGGTAATCGCTCTGAGAAGAAGGATTATGACTGGACGCAGTTTGGTGATTTCTGTTTTCTCGCGGTTGCTGAAGGTATCCCCTACCCGCTGAATATACCGACAGAGGTTCTCGAGAAGGAGAGTTTCGAGGATGTGTTCATGAGGGCCCAGTGGCCCATTCCGTTCTGGACGGATGGGGGCTGGCCCTTCAGTAAGCTCACTTTCCACGATAAGCCTGGCGATGTCTGGCCCATATCACTGATCAAGCCGGCAATTGGTGAATTGCGGTTTGTGAACTGGTGCATGAGTTTCCTGGCCGACAAGGTGGCTGCGGCCAGCACGACCTATGTGGCAATTGCCAAGGCAGCTGGGGCAGAGATTCAGGATCAGATCAAGTCCGGTCTTGGCCCCTATACGCATATCGAGATCAGCGACCTGTTCGGCCATAAAATCAGTGATGTTGTTACCTTCTTGGATGCCCCCACATTCAATGTGGAAATCTGGAACATGGTGTCGCAGGTTCTCGAGTTGATCGACAAGCGAACCGGTCTTACGGAGTTGATTTACGGGCTCAGTGGCCCGACCCAGATCCGCAGTGCATCGGAAGCGGAGATTCGCAACCAGAATGTGTCCATCAGGCCGGATGATATGTCTAGTCAGGTGGAGGACTGGTTGAGCAACTGCGCCATGAAGGAAATGGAGGCTGCTGAGTGGACATTAACCGGCGATGAGGTGGCCCCTGTGGTAGGCAACGCGGGGGCATTTATCTGGAACCAGCAGATGAAGACGCAGGATTTTGAGAGGACGGTCAGGGACTACGATTATCGCGTCGAGGCCGGCACGGCCCGCAAGCCGAACAAGGTTAACCGGGTGCGTCAGTTGAACGAGTTTGCCCAGATCGCAATGCCGACGCTGCAGCAGTTTGTCGGACAGGGTGTGGTGGAACCATATAACGCTCTGATCGAGGACTGGGCCAAGGCGAACGACCTTGATCCGACCCGCTACATGATCGAGGCCCCACCGCCACCTCCGCCTCTGGGAGAAGAGATGCCACCAGAGGGTGGGCCACCGGGGGAGGAAATGCCTCCTGAAGAAGGGCCACCACCGGAGGAAGTAGCATGATGAATCCGCATCACATTTTGAACAATATGTCCCAGATGCCGGGCATTGATCGCGGGGACAATGACAAATTGATCGAGGAGATTCTCAGGAAAATTGAGGAATCCACGGCTCACATGGTGGATCATCCGTCTGGCAACGAGGAGGTGCGGGGCCAGATTCGCCGCTACCACATTGCGAACAACGATGACCGTTTCGTGAACAATATGCAGCCTGGCGACGAGAAGTACCTGAAGGCGAAACCGGAGTGGCCCCTGGTGATGGCCTTTGGGACAATCAAGGGGCCGGGTGGCGTGACTAAATTCGAGAAGAGGATTCGATGACAGATCGGCATTTTGATAGACATCGCAGGGACTGCGAACAGATGGGCTGTGTTGAGTTCTTCGATCAGTTGATCGAGAAGGGAAACAACTCTGGCTTTGCTGCGATGCTGGCCCAACGCCGCCCGAGCGGGACGAAGGGTACAGACAGGGCGTTTCTGGAGGGATCCCACCATGCCATGGACAAGGTGGGGAGTTTCAGTCGGGATCACATGCTGAAGATGGCTAAAAAGGCGGGTATTTCGACGCAGGGGAAAGTTTACAAGGGTGGCATCGGACGGCCCGACGACCCCATGGCGTGGGTTTCCGGGCGAGATGACGTTTTAGCGGCCTGCAAGGCAAAGGGTCTGACATGCTCCGGTTCGGTGAACTACCAGGCACCGGAAAAGCAGCCCAAAAGGAAGGTTCTTGCCGATGATATTCGAGACGGGTTTGTGGGTAACATCCTCGCCACTGAACCCAGAACACTAGAGAAGGTGAAGAAGAATCCGGGGGCGATAAACGAGGTTCGTGAGCGGGTTATGGAAAAGCACGGAAAGAAAGGTAAAGACTAATGCCAGGTCAAAACCAAATACCACGTCAGTTAGAACCACTTATGCGGGCACTGTTAGGAGGGGGGCCGACGCAAGTTGTGCAGGGCGGGCTGGACGTGCGAGGTACTGGTACTGGCGGAAGGCCGAGGCCGGTTGATCCGGGTCAGATTATTAGTGAGATGCAGAAAATGGTGCCTCCAACTCCGTATCCACCAACTTCGGGGCCAGTAGGCGCGATAATTCGTGATCCAGTTCCAACTCCGTATCCACCAACTTCGGGGCCAGTAGGCGCGATAATTCGTGATCCAGTTCCGACTCCGATGCCACCGCCGGGGCCGGTGGGCGGGATAAATCGTGATACAGGGCCGTCTCCGGGGCAGTATTCGGGCATGATGGAGGCACTTGGCGGCATGATGGGTGGGCCTCCGATGCCACCGCCACGACCAAGGAGGGGGATGCCGACCCGCCTGGAATCGCCACGAACGGATATTAATTACGGCGGTTCCCTTGAGGATATATTGCGTCAATATGGGCAACCGGCGATTCCACCGGGAATGCCGGGAATACCAGGCATGGGTGGGCCTCCGATGCCACCGCCGGAGTATGGAGTCTTGACGGATGAAGAAATTCGCCGCGATTTTCCGGCACGACCCCAACCGGGTGGGCCTCCGATACCGCCACGACCGAGGAGGCGGATGCCGACTTCACTGGAATCGCCACGAACGGATGTTAATTACGGCGGTTCCCTTGATGATATATTGCGTCAATATGGGCAATAGTCATGCCATTCAAGAGTGAGAAACAGCGCCGGTACATGCATGCCAAGCACCCGAAAATAGCAAAGCGGTGGGAGAAGAAGGAATCTCACGCGGAGCGAATCATCAGGAACCGCAAGAACGGAAAGAAATAGTGCCAGCTGAACTACCGAGTTATCGCGACCAGCAGCAGTTCATGAGGAGCCTGGTTAACGACAAGACCTACCGGGAGGGTGCGTTTTCCAAAATAGCGAAGAGATTGGGGATGACTATTGAGCAGGCAATAAAGCATATTAGAACACACCCCCTGCACTTTTCACCGACAGAGAGACGAAGCGCAAACATCGCGTCACGATTTATCCGCACGGCTCAACGAGAGGACAAGCCTAAGCGGGATGTTATTGGAACTCCAAGGAGAATGTAATTATGCCTATTGGGCCACAAGGACAACGACTACCGTACCCCGGCGATCCTGGTTTTCAAGGCCCGCCACAGGGAATGCCGCCGGGAATGCCGCCACAGGGAATGCCACCAGGAATGGGTGGCCCTCCGCCGGGAATGCCGCCGGGAATGCCGCCACAGGGCGGGCCAATGGGGCCGGGTGGCCCGCCACAACCGCCCCCACCGCCACCGGAGGCGATACTTGCACTTCTGGATGCCCAGAGGAAAGAAATGAACACGGTTATGGGAATGGAACCGGGAAGCAAAATGGGTATGTCACAACCCCCGATGCCGAGTCCAATGGGAATGGGGAATATGGCAATGGGGCCCCCGCCACCAGCCCAGGTTCCAGACCTGATGGCTTTATTGAGTCAGATGGGGCAACAGGGGCCGGGCGGGCCAATGGGCGCAATGGGTGGCCCAATGCCACCGCCGGGAATGGGTGGCCCGCCGCCGGGAATGGGTGGCCCAATGCCGCCACAGATGCCTCCGCCAGGCATGGGGAGAATGGGGTAAATGGACGATCATGTCCTGACATATCATGATCTACTCGACTTCACGACCGCACTCACAGATGGTGGTGCGAGAACGAAGGATATGCGCGTATTTCGTGAGGTAATCCAAGGTGCTTATCGCGACCTCGCCATGGTCTGCGAGTGGGATTACTACATGAAGGAGGGACGTATCGACCTGGTTGCCAACCAAAGTTCCAGCACCATAGAATACGACCATACCGGGAGTGGAAATGAACGGGAGATTACCCTTGCTTCTGGCACATGGCCGTCATGGGCTAAGTATGGGCGGATTCGATTTGGTGATGTTGTCTATCCGGTCGAGAGCAGGGTGAGCAACACTCTCCTTACGCTAAGTGAGGAGTTTAATCCCGGCGCGGACGTATCGACGGGGACGAGTTACAACATCTACCGGTCGGTATATCCGCTCCCCGCAGACCTGTGGCGTCTTTATGACGTGGCGGTGGAGAAGTCAAACTGGGTGACTGGTTACCTGACACCATCCCAGTGGCTGCAGCGGGAAAGGTTTGTTCAGTCAAACGGCCAAACGTGGGCCTGGACGATCATGAAGGATCCTGATAACGACAACAGGTTCGCCCTGTGGGTGGATCCGAGTCCGAGTACCGCTGAACCACTGGGCTTCATTTATCGCAGGCGACCCCGCACGTTACGGTGGGCTCGAGCGTGGTGGGATCGGTCATCCGTCTAGCAGACAGCACGACGACCCATCCAACGGGTCTTGCCGGGACATTCCCCTTCCTTGAGCAGCACAAGATCACGGCTCTTTCGACCACCACGGTGACCATTGATGGCACGCTCTCCACGGCTTACTCCGGGGACAAGATGATCGTCTCGGATCCGGTGGACATGAACGACACCATGATCGAGGCTTT